GCCCACCTGCCCACCTGCCCACCTGCCCACCTGCCCACCTGCCCACCTGCCCACCTGCCCACCTGCCCACCTGCCCACCTGCCCACCTGCCCACCTGCCCACCTGCCCACCTGCCCACCTGCCCACCGGATTTTCTTACGCGCACAAAAAAGCCGCTCTTATGAGCGGCTTTTGTTGAGTGGATCGGATTATTTCGTCTGATACGTTACGTGGACCCTTTGAAGGGTTTCGTAGTCGTCATTAGACGCAAGGCTGAAAGCGATAGCGCCTAAAATCAGGACGACACGTAACCATGCGTTTGAGTCTGTTTCTTTTTTCATGGTTTATGCGTCAATTAAATTAGATTCGAATTGGTTAGCTCTGCGAACATCATATGTTTGGTTTACACCATCTGTACGGCTGAAATAAAACCACGGATTCTCCGTATCTTTTGTAATTCCACTATGGTTGACGTAGCCATATAGTGAAGCCGTTCTAGATGATTTTTTAGTCCAGATAGCCCCCGCCGTTACAAAACGCGAACCAATAGTAATTTCTTTAAATTGTTTCATCTTTTAACCCTCCAATTCTGCTACGTATTCAACGAATAACGCCATGGCTTGTCTTTTGGTGTACCCGAAAAAGACACGCTCTACACGATACCCGCCGACAATATCCGACACGCGCCATGCGCCATTAGTCAATTTTTCCACGTTCATATTAAAACCCCGGTTTATCGCCTTTATTAACGTCGCATTCTCTCATTCCCATAATCAGGCCGCGTATATCCCCGGCTTCGAAAAATAGCCCGTCGTTCATATGCCAGAGCTTAATACCGGAATACCCTACCCCCTCCAATTTAGCAACCTTGCCAATTCGAGAATAATATTCTGGATTTATTAGCATTGGAGTACCAGCAATCGTGCGTTCTTGTTCCCATACGCGCTTCACGTTGGGATAGTTTCCATCAATAGGCGTAAAAGGAACCCCCGCCAACGTGCAACGCGGATCAAGGTCTATTGTTGCCCGTTTGCCGTTTGCCTTCAGTGCAATCTCTACAGACTCCCTAGGGATAGTGAGAATGTAGTTATCATTGTCTACCGCCGTTTCTGTATAGGTTGCCAGTGTATGTCCGTCACTTGCCGTAAGTCTGACGATACCCGTGTTTATCTGTACGTTTATCCCTTTAAGGTAGTAACGGACGTCGGCCTTAGCGGTAAAAAGGAGAATGGATTTAAAAGCGTCGGTTTTGATTGCATACATGGTTAGTCACTCCTTAATTATTTACTTTGAGTCTTCGAGTCCGTACGTATATGCGGAAATCATGGTGGCTAATTCCCGTTTCGTTACGTGACCGCAATTAAAAACATCCCGAACCCCACCACTTTCGTTGCAAATTTGATGAAGGCATACCCCGCCGTAAGCATGACTTAGGCAATAGTGCCCAATGTGTGTGCACGTGCGGCCGTCTTCCCGTGTGCAATACGTTGATGGATTGCCGGTGATTTTGTTCAGATAATCAATCTTGGCCTGTAAGAACTTATCAGTTATACGTTGCATGATGAATCTCTCAGATTAAAAAATAGCCAAAGGATTACAGCCTTGCGCGATATTGCGCCGGATGAATGCCAGTAAATCAGCGTCCGACCATGTATCTACGTCCGCTTGAACATGACGTACTGACAGCGCCGGACTACGCGCAATAATGAGAGAGGAAACTAGGTTTCTAAGATCGGCTTGCATGAATCTCTCCAATTCGGGAACCTCTTCAAAGCGAGCGATTAACCCGGAAAACCCACCAAGAGCGGTTGCCCCTGATCTGGTATCAATTATACGCACCTATCCTTAGTGTGCACAAGTAAAAATGAAAAATTTTTCTAGGTTTTGTTGATCGATGGCTCACCGGCGTGATAGGTTCGAGCCGTCTAATTTACTGGACGGAATGACAGTGGCATTACAGGAACAAACCAACACAACCGCACCGGCAAAAAAGAAACGTCCGGGCAATCCGGCAAACCTTACGCAAGCCGGAAAGGGCAGACCAAAAGGAGTACCGAATAAGATCAGCACTACCTTCAGGGAAACCATAACCAATCTGCTACAGGAAAACAGCGCCAATGTAGGCGTATGGCTTGCCCGTGTCTCAGAAGATGATCCTGCCAAAGCTCTGGATCTACTGGCCAAACTCGCAGAATACGCGGCGCCCAAACTATCGAAGGTAGAACAAACTAGTGAGGTAAACATCACTCACGGATACGCTTTTGCTATCGAGCGGCCAACACGTCCAGCGATTGAAGGGGAGCTGGTAAAACCTATTGAGCAACTGCCCAACGATACCCCCGAAGCGGCAACCGTGACCGCAATCGTCAAAGCGGCCAAGGAAAACCCCTTATAAAACAATGACTTGCGCGCCTATTGCGTATAACCTCTATTATGTAAAGTCGGAGTGCCTTTTAAGGCTATTCTCTTTCGATTTCAGAGACTTAGGCGATAAATTGGGGGCGTTATGAGGGTTGATTTTGATCGCGTCGTGGCAGGGATCGTGGAAACTTGTGAGGGCATCGGCAAGGGGGCCGGCACCCCCCTTTTCTCCAAGCGAGGGGCCAATCCTGTCCTCCATAGCCAAACTCCATTTCAGCTTGTCCAATCAATTTTACAAAACCCAAATTTCTTTTTGTCAATAATTATTTACACTTATGACCGCACCACCTCCAAAACGCATCAAGGTTAGCCTGACGGTCCCACAGGAGGACTTCGTATTCTCCGAAGCCAAGCACCCCGGATTGGTGGCGGGTTATGGGGCGGGCAAGAGCCATGCGGCGGTGGTAAGGATTGCGATCAGGGCCTTGCAGTACCCCAAACTGTCGTTTGGCTTTGTGGAACCCACCTTCGACCTCATCCGGCTCATCGCCTACCCCCGGTTCATGGCCCTGTTGGATGAGTGGGGCGTCACCTACAAACTCAACCGGGCCGACAACATCGTGACCTTGGAAAATGAAGCGCAGATCATTTTCCGGTCGGCTGACACCCCAGAGCGGTTGGTCGGTTTCGAAGTTGCGGATGCGGTCATCGACGAAGCCGACACCCTGCGTCCTGAGCAAGCCGCGGATGTGTGGGCCAAGATGCTAGGCCGATGCCGACAGAAGAAACCTGACGGTATGCCCAATACTTTGGGCGCGGTGTCAACACCGGAAGGTTTCGGCTGGATGTACGAGACGTTTGGCAGGAATCTCAGACCCGGTTATGAACTGATTCGCGCCCCGACCTCAAGTAACCCATACCTCCCCCAAGGCTATGTCGCCCAGTTGGAGGCCACGTATTCAAGCGCACAGTTGGCCGCCTACCTTGATGGTCAGTTTGTGAATTTGAACTCGGGGTCCGTCTACACCGGGTACGACCGCCGACTCAATCACACCAACATCACGGAAAACCATGGCGAGCCTCTGCATATCGGGATGGACTTCAACGTCACCAATATGTCGGCCACCATCCATGTGCTGAGAGACAACCGCCCGATTGCGGTCAATGAGATCGTGAAAGTGTTCGACACACCGGATATGATCCGGGTTATCAAAGAGCGATACCCGTCCCATCGCATTTTCGTCTACCCAGATGCCTCGGGGTCACAACGAAAGACCAACAATGCCTCGGTGTCGGATCACGCCCTCTTGAGAGCCGCCGGGTTCGTGGTGTGCGTCAATACGAGAAATCCAGCCGTCAAGGATCGTATCCTAGCGATGAACAAGGCATTGGAAGACAGGACATACCTCATCAACACGGATCGATGCCCGGCATTGGCAGAGTCGTTGGAGAAACAGGCGTACAACAAGAACGGCGAGCCGGACAAGGCCGGTGGGTATGACCACGTGGTAGACAGCGCGGGGTATTGTATTGTATACCGCTATCCTATCCAGCATAACCGTCCCCGATTGGCTCTCGTTGTAGGAATCTGATATGGCCGTTGACAGCAAGCACGAAGAATATGACGAGTATTACGACCAGTGGGAACGCTGCGAACACGCCGCTGAGGGCCAGGATGAGATCCATGAGTATGGGGTCAAGTACCTCCCGAGACTCTCCGGCCAAACCGATCAGGAATATAAGTCGTACAAGCAACGTGCCCTGTACTACAACGCCACGCAACGCACCATCGATGGCCTGACCGGCCTTCTGTTTATCAAGCCCCCGGTTACCGAGTTCCCCGCAGCACTGACCAACATCACCGCCGACATCACAATGTCGGGTGTCAATCTGCATCAGTTTGCGGAAATGGTGGCCGAAGAGGTGGTCACCCTAGGCCGTTGCGGCGTTCTCGTCGATCATCCACCGATGACCGAGGCGCTCACATTGGCACAGGCTGAATCGCTCGGTATGCGCCCCTATATGCGTCTCTACGATGCCGAATCGATCATCAACTGGCGCACCGAGCGCCTCAGCGGTGTGGAAACCCTCGTTCTGGTAGTTCTTGAAGAGGATTACGAGATTTACGAGGACGAGTTCAAGTTTGAGTGCAAAACCCAGTGGCGAGTCTTGGATCTCCCGAACGGCATTTATCGCCAACGGGTATTCCGCAAGGATGACAAGGGGAATTTCTATGTCGAGAGCGAAATCTTTCCAAGTTCACAGGGCAAGAACATTGCTCGGATTCCGTTTGAATTCTTCGGCGTTAGAGACAATACGCCGTGTGTTGACAAGCCTCCCCTCCTTGATCTTGTTGACGTTAATCTCAGTCACTACCGGACCACAGCAGATTACGAACACGGGTTGCACTTCACTGGATTGCCTACACCAGTCGTTACTGGATTCTATTCTGATGCTGAATCAGCACAGTTACGGATTGGATCTGGGACTGCATGGCTACTCCCAGACCCTGCCGCCAAGGCCTTCTATCTGGAATTCACCGGACAAGGCTTATCAGAACTTCGGGAAGCACTACGGGCCAAGGAATCCATGATGGCCACGCTCGGCGCAAGAATTCTTGCCCCCGAGCGCAAAGTCAGCGAAACCGCACAGGCAGCCGCCATTCACCAAGCGGGTGAAAACTCCGTACTGGCCTCCATTGCTCAGTCCATCAGCATTGGTCTGACGCACTGCCTCGAATGGGTCGCCAACTGGGTCAACGTCACCGGCCCCATTGCCGTATCGCTCAACCGGGTCTATCTCCCCAACAGCCTGACCTATCAGGATGTTCAGGCGTTGGTTCAGTCATGGCAAGCGGGTGCAATTAGCCATGAAACGCTTTTCGACAATCTGGTCAAAGGCGATGTGGTGTCACCGGATGTGTCGTTCCAGGATGAGATGGAACGCATCGACATGAGCGCACCAGGACTACCCCCGGCATCTAGGACTGTACCGCCCACCGCATGACCACCAACGAAGAAATTCGTGACCAAGCGATAGCGCATCAGGTCTACCTCCTGCGCTATCAGGCGCAGATCGTCAGAAAAGTCACTGAGATCCTCAAGGAGACTGAGGCTGACATCAAGGCGCAGTTAGCCCAGATCAACACCGAATCGCGCACACAGGCGCTTGAGGCTCAACTGGTGGGCATTCAGGCGTTGATCGATGCCTCATGGGCTACGGCCACCCGAGAACTTGCCACAGAACTCTCTGCACTCGTTGAGTACGAGGCCGCGCATCAGGATGCGGTCATTCAGGAAGCCTCCCCGGTCCGTCTCAACACGGTCATGCCAGCGCCAGAGCTATTGATCGCTGCCGTTGAATCCAAACCCTTTGAAGGCAAACTTCTCAGCGAATGGATTGACCGTTTGCAGGAGGACAGCTTCATCCGCATCCGCGATGCCGTCCGCATGGGCGTGGTGGAGGGTCAGACCTATGACCAGATCACCCGACGAGTCATCGGGACCAAGGCTCTGCAATACTCGGATGGCGTCTTGGCGCTGAATTACCGCCAAGCACAGGCTTTGGTAGCCACAGCCGTTTCTCACACGACCAATGAGGCGAGACAGACGTTCTATGTGCGTAACGAGGATCTCATCAAGGGTGTTCAATGGGTTTCAACGCTGGATGCACGAACAACTCCCGTATGTCAGTCACGGGATGGAAAGGTATACCCTGTTGACTCTGGGCCTCGACCTCCCGCCCACATCCGGTGTCGAAGTACCACGGCTCCTGTACTCAAATCATGGAAGGAACTCGGACTCGCAGAAAGGGATATACCTCCTGGGACACGCGCCTCAATGGATGGGCAAGTCCCCGAAGCTGAAACCTATCAAACGTGGCTCAAGAAGAAATCTCCCGCATTCCA